CTATTTTAGAAGGAGATTTCAACGAAAATCAGTGGCAGAGCTATTATGAAACAAATATCGAACCATTTACAAATAAATTAGCAAACGAATTAACAATCAAGTTAATTTTTGATAGTGATAAATTTAAAGGAACTAAAATAATTATTCAATCGAATAGTTTAGAAGTAGTTTCAACTCAAACAAAAATTAATTTAATTCAAAATACTAAAGAATTAGGCATTTTTTCCGCAAATGAATATAGAGCATTATTCGGTTATCCGCCATTTGAGGGTGGAGATAAGAGAGTTATGAGTTTAAATTTTATTGATGCTGACAAAGCCAGTGAATATCAGTTATCAAAAAATAAAAAAGTGGAGGATCAACCAAATGGCAATTAATTTAGAAAAATTATCAAAAATGGAAAGAGATAAATTTTTAAACCCTGCTGAAGTCAGGGGAGGATTTGATTTAAAATTTGTTGAGAAGCGAAATGATAAAGACGAAGAAGTCATGGAACTAGAAGGTTATGCTTTAAAATTTAATCAACAAACTTTGATTGGTTCCGAAGAATATGGTTTTAGAGAAGTTATTTCAGCAAATGCTCTAGATGAAACCGATATGAAAAAAGTTCCATTAAAATATAACCATGAAGGTTCATATTTACTCCTAGCTTCTACAAAAAATGAAAGCTTAACACTAGAAATTGATAATATCGGTTTAAAGTTTAAAGCTGTTTTAATAAATACAACATCAAATAGAGATGTTTATACTTCAGTTAAGGAGGGTTTATTATCAGAATGCAGTTTCGCATTCACACTAGCTCCCGGAGGAGTCGAATGGGATTTTGAACAAAAAATTCCATTAAGAACAATTAAAAAAATTTCCCGTCTATACGACATCGCAATCGTAGATATACCAGCATATAATGATACTTCTGTAGCTGCTCGATCGTTAGAATTATTTGAGAGTAATAAGCGAGCATTTGAGAGTGTTAGAGAGCAAAAGAAGAAGAAAATGCTAGAGATGGAAATGAAAATTAAATTAGAAAGAGGAGGAAAATAAAAAATGAATAGATTAGCAGAAATTTTAAAACGTTTAAAAGAAATTGAAACAGAAGTCAGAAGTGGGAATGTGAGTGATGAACTTAATGCTGAATTAGATTTATTACTAAAGGAAAAGAAAGAAATTGAAGCGAAGCAATTACAAATGGCTGCTAGGTTTGAAGAAGCGAGTCTAATTCCAAATAATCAAGAAACACCTGAAAATAGATTGGGATTAAACCTTTCAAAAATGAGTTTACGTGACAAATTAAGTTATGTTGCCGGTAAACAAGCAAGAAATAAGGTGTTTAGTGATGTTGAGC